TTGTAGGTATTCAGCTGCACCGCTTAAAGTAAAGAATTGTTCCTTTGTAATTTTGGTTTTCATATATTAATTCCTCTCTGGTTTATCTTGTATGTTATTTTGTTTTATTAGTTTTTGATAAGGCACAAGCTTCTTCAAAGCCTCTACCCAATCGTTGTTATGTAATCTATTCTTAGGGTCTGCGTTCTTAGCTGCGTCTATACACATATCAATGAACTCAGCCTTCCATTTATTAGAAGGGTTGACTGTTAGTTTCTTCTTGTTCTTCTTCATCATCACTTGATAGCCACGCAGCCTCTTCCCGTTTTCTTTCTAGCTTCTTCTCTTTCTTTCTTTCTTTCTTTTTCTTGTTGTATTCTTTAGCTATAAATCTACGAGCTACATCTTCCAGCTCCATACCGAACTCATAAATAACTTGAGGGTCTGAGGTTAACTGATGTGCTCCGTATTTTTCTAGAACTTCGTTAGGTACTTTGGCGGCAGCTTCGGCTAAATCTCTATAGAATTTACCTGCTTCAAACAAGAACCATAAATCATCTTGATCGAGGGCTGGTCTCCATGTTCGACATGATTTTTTATTTGGAAGGATGGATGGCATAATTAGAATGGGTTATTGGTTTCATCGTTTGGTTTGAACACATCAGGAGTGTACCGTCCAGTGTCTCCACTATAGTAGAGTGTGTCGCAGTGTCCTGTCTGTCCGCTGAATCTATTCTTCAGTACCCGGACTCGTGTCTCGTTGCTTATTGTTTCTGATTGTTGGTTGCGTTCCAGTCCTATCACCATGTCCGACAGCTGTGCGATTGCTTGGCTACCTCTTAGGTGGTGCAGACTTACTCGTCCTCCCTCTTCGTGTCCACTATCGACACGCTTCAAGTGAGATACAAGTACCATACCACATCCTGTCTCTTCAACTAGACTCCTAAGCTTGGTCATGGTGTTGTCGATCAATCGTCGCTCGTCGTCTCCTTGGATACCACTGACAACAATAGATAGGTGGTCCAAGAATATCCACTTACAATCGTACCCCCGGACCAAGTACTTTATCTTACCGAGTAGGTTGTCGCTATCCATACTGCCGAAGTGATCGTAGGTGTAGAAGTTTCCGTTACCTACCGTCTCATCAAAAGCAGGTCGCAGTACCTCCTCACTTGTATCGTCTTCCTCAAGGTGGATAGGTTTGTTAATGTGGATGCCCATGATACCTAGTGCCGTCCGCCTGACTGACTCCTCAAGTGCGATGTATCCTACCTTCTCGTTAAGTCCAAGGATGTGGTGTGCTATCTCTCTACAGAACAAGGACTTCCCAATCCCACTACCCGCACATACGGTTACTAGTTCTCCTTGTCTAAGTCCAAGTGTCAGCTCATTCAGCCCGGCATACGGATAAGGTATAGACTTACTGTGTTCTCTGTCCGCTATAACATCCCACAACTCCTTACCGTTTACGATACCGTCCGGTCTGTACTCCCGTGCGTCGAACAAGCAACTGACTAACTCCTTCGCTCGTCCTGCTACTAACATATCAGACGGGTCTTTCAGTGGTATCTCTGCGATGTGTGCTTTGCCGGGCGTGAGAAGTGCTGCACATTCTGCCGCTCCCTTCCGTCCGACATCATCCATATCAAAACAGAAGACCACTTGTTCGTACCGGTCTAACCAATCGATTGCTTGAGCTACATATTTCTTTGCTGCTCCTGCTCCGTTCGGTACAGATACGACGGGCCACTTGTTATCCATTGCTTGACTGGTACTAAGAGCGTCGATCTCTCCTTCCACTACGATGACACGACGACCGCCGTCTCGCCACAGGTGCTGACCGTACAGTCCTAGTAGCTCTCCTTTAATGTGGAACTTCTTGTTAGGTGTGCGAATCTTTTGTCCGCAGACTTTACCGTCCCGTGTTTTATAGTTGGCTATCTGTACAGGCTCGCCATTCATAACACCACACCAGTACCCCCACTTCCGACAGGTATCTTCGGTGAGGTTGCGTCGTGCTATGGATTGTGGTTCTCCTCGTAGGTAATCTCTCGGTGTTGGGGAGGTAGATTCATTCTTCATTCGTCCGGCTCCACGGTGATCGTCGCAACTGAAACAATGGGTGCTACCGTCGTCGTTGGTGGAGAGGGCGTCTGAACTTCCGCACTTACTGCATGGTTGATGGGTTGCTGTGAAAGCCATGATTTAGGTATTGATTGGTTTGCATATTTTATTCCTTTCTTATCACACCATTTAGCGTAGGTGGTGTCGCTTCCCTTACGAATCTTGTTAGATGCACACATGAATACCAGTCTTATGTCTAGGTGTGGATGTTGCTCTCGTATTAGTAGATGCTTCTTCCTATCCTCCACCGTCCATAAACCTTTAGCTTCTATGATGATGCCATTGGGTAGTATGAAGTCAGGAGTGTAGGTAGCAATCTTTGTGTACTCTAACTTGATCGACTCGTATTGAAAGCTAACACCACCACGCTTCAATTGGTGTGCTAGTTTAGCTTCAAATCCAGAGCGGTAATTAGAAGTTCGCTGTGAGCGTTTCCGCTGTCTCTTCTTCGGCATCGAATGCTTGGTCTAAGTTTTCACCGCCGTTTGCTATGTATCCTTCTTCTTCTGTAAATCCAAAGGACTGAGCAGCTATACCACCTACGCCTCCGTTCTTTAATTGTATAACTTGTACAGCATTCAACTCAAAGGTCACTCCGAATCCTTGGCTTGGTACAAACCAGAACTTAGGACGGAATGCTACGTTGACTTCACTACCTCCCCAAACCTGTACGTCTTCTGGAAGTGGTTGTCCTTTAGCGTCATACAAAGCCATGTTTAATTGGTACTCCGTGCCGTCACGCCTTCTACCTCCAGCTTTCAACTTGGCTTTCAACATATGTCCGCCGTCAACCTCGCTAAAAGGTAAGCCCTTCTGCTCGATCTTCTTACCGGGGTTAGCTTCAATCACATCCTTCAACTCCTGTTCGTACAGAGGTTTGATCTTGTTTACTATTTCCTGTTTGGCTGCTTCATCAATCACCAGGTCGCAACTATACAACCCGTACTCGTCAAACCTTTTGTTCGGTTCATTCAAGTGGGCGTATCTAGCGATGCCTCGTGCTTTAATTATGTCGTGTTTCTTACGTGCTTTTACTGTCATATCAGTGTTTATTATTTGGTTTAAGATAACAGATACTGCTGGCGTTTTACTGCGGACACATCTAAGTCTCCAAGCTCCGGCACATCAGGCAGTACTGCTTCTGGGTTGTTGTTGATTTGCTCCGCACGGAACTCGCCTAGGAGGTCAACGGTGAAAGTCTTTGCGTACATCTCTCTTACTATTTGGTTTATCTTTCTAGCATTACAAGCGTGTGTTACAAAACAGTCATGAATAGTAGCGAGGTCAAAGTCAACCTCATTAGCAACTTGATGTACGATACAAGCGTCTAAGCTGTGGATAAAGTTGGCAGTGATAGAGTTGCACTGTCCCTTCTGATCGATGGTGTCTGCCAGCTCATCTGTTGTGATACTGATATTCATATTCTGAAAGACAGACTCAACCTTTAGCTTCTTAAACTTGCGGTAGCTTTGTACTACTTTGAATCCAGTAGGTGTAGACCAGGTGATCGGTTCGTCACATCCTAATGCTCGTACACTTTCCCGTAAGAACTTCATCACTCTGTTGACCGGACGACACGCTTGGTCTGCCAATCGGTTGACGATCTTACATAAATAGATAACAGCAGTGAGCATCTCACCGGTACTTGACCAGTTATGATTAACACCGATGCTTTTAAATACATCTTGTACTAAGTTATAGTGGGTAGCACCATATGGTCTGTTCATAACAGCGAGCTTTGCTAACTTACGAGTGATGCCAAACTTCAACCATTCCTGTGCAAGCACACCACCGTCCGCTCTTAGCTCATCGTACACACGGTCAGCAAACTCTTGGTACATATCATTAGCTCGGTCCTCCTCTACTAAGTTACACATACGACCAGTGTCTTTGTCCCGTAGTAACAAGGATAGGATTTGCATACCGTTATTGGAGCAGTCTTGTCGGACGGGCAGGTACGATAAATATCCGTATCCCTCTTCCGTGAACTGCTTGTACTCCAGACAGAATCGAAGGAAACAAAACGGATCGCCTGCTTCTGTCCACCAATCGGTTCCGTGTGGGTCGTTCGCTGCTTCCAATATAAACTTCTGACGCTTACCTACCCACTCAAGTCGTTCCTCCCGTGTACCTTTTACTCCCCACATATTCGCTCCGTGTATAAGCACAGCTTCCAAGTCCTCTTCGTCCACCACTTGCTGACCGTTACTAAAGTCTAACAAACTCTTAGCTAAGTCAGACCCTTGTGGATGTAAGTAGTACGGAATAGCGTACACTCTGCCCCGGTAATCACACCGATATGGAAAGTAGAACTTCTTCCACTCACTATATAGCTTGGCAAGGTGTAGAATGCGGACGGTTAAGTAACGCTTACTGCTGTTCGCTTCGTTCACGCTCTTGATGTCCTTTTGCTTTAGCTTCCACGCCCGTAACTCATGCTCGTCACTTCCTGTGTACCTCGGTTGCTCTGGTATCTCACTGAAGTTAGGTATATTCCCAACCACTCGCTTGTTATCAAAACACTGCC